TGGGAAGCCGATCCAAATTCCCCAAGTTCCGTCCGTATTGATAGGGTACGTGCAATAGGTTCTTGCAGCGTCACCAAACGTGGCGAAATAACTAGGATTGGGGTCAAAGGTGGCAACCGATTGGTACGGTACGGCAAACTCGATGAGATTGTTGAGGGTGGATTCGAAATACAGATCAGTGCCGTCTGAACGGGAGACAAAACAGGCACCGAGGGTCTGTGGGATAACCATTTTGTATTCTTCACTACCTCGAGTGAACAAATATTTCGATTTGATCACAGCTAAGACATCAGCAAGGACTGAGGAAGCAGCTGGGGAGTTCGTTCCAACATTGAGTCGGAATGGCATGAAATGCAAATCGGTTTCTAAGTTGGAGTAACCCAACATAAGGGCGGGTGCATACCGTTTGCAAATCTCACGGAACGAGACTATATCGGATTCGGCATTGAGACCTTCCAATTTAATCGAGGTTCCTCCCAGGATGGCTCCTTGGGCAGACTTGTTGGTCGGGGGAACATAGAATCGCGAGGAGCGGATTCTCTTCACAACATCCAGTGTAGGAGTGACATGGGAAGCCGTATAATTGGCCACCACTGAGGAATTCAATCCTACAAATTGGAGGTCTTCACAACCACTTTTCCAGACATGAATATCTGAATCGACAGCAGGTGGGGACATACACCACAGTTGCACATAGCAAGCTGCAGAGTTGAACACGTTACTGTTGGCTGAGGGGCGGGGACACGGCAGATATGGCGTGGGGGCTAGGAACGGAGCCACTATTTCTAGGGACGCAGAACCTTCAACGTCAATAATCTGGTTGGGCACATCGGGATTCCAAGTGATCAACTGTGTGGGAGAGTAAGACACGATATAACGCGCCTTACGGAGAGTACTTCCAGGAATCATGAAGCGGTACTTTATCGAACCGCGCCACAAATGGAAAAATGTGGCAACGAAACCGAGGTGAGCAGGCAGAACAGCCGTGCCTCCTGCAGTCGCGGACCAAAACGCTGGTGTGGCAGGGAACGTAGCCAACAGCTGCATGGGGGTAGTGGCGGATGTGGCCGTGATGGTAGCTAAATAAGACTCACGAGTGGCAACGTACTTAAGATCAAGTTCGTCCATGTGAGAGCTAACCAAGGCGGGTTCATTCGAAACGTACTCCTCATCGCTGGTTGACAGGTTATGAGACGCTGAAACACCATGTAAGGATGCAGATTCTGGGAAGTAGGAGCGGAAAACCGGTTGGTTGGCAGCTAGGGACAAGGGCTTTGATAATCCAAAGAACCCGGCTATGCCACCAACAGCGGCAGCGCCCCATCTCACCACATCAGTTAGACCACCTAGAGACGTGACCTTTGAGACTGAATCAGCAATTTTACCAACAAATTCGGCGCCTTTCTGGACGCTTCCTTTCTCGGCTTTCTTCGCTGCTTCTTCTGCTGGACCTTGGGCGGATAACCATGGGGTCAAGATAAGGACAGAGCCTGTAGTGGTGATTGTGGGGAGGGCGGGTGTGGGCTGTGGTGCAGAGGGACCGAACGCTTTGAAGTTGTAGAACGAGGCTTCAAGAGCGAAGGGAGCACTCACAGATGTTCCGGGGGTGATGTCGTTTGCAAGGGCTGTGAGGGGCATACAGATAATATACCCTAGATCGGAATAGCGGGGATTTGCATTGTCCACTGCGTCGGCAGTGTAGGTGAATGGAATTTCCAGGGTAGCGGCGGCTCGTGTGGAGGCGTCACAAACAGTGTACAAACCTTCCAGAATGGACTGGAACGTGGTGTCTGAAGACTCAGAACCAGGAACGTACGCAAGGAGAAGGGCTCCAGCGTAGTTGGCAGGGCATGAAGGGGTCATGTGTACCTTGATTGATTGCCATCGAGCGTATCTGAAATTGTCGAGTCCATACTTCGTGAAGTTCGTGGAGAGGAGCCATTGGGCGATATTCAAGCGGAACAGGATAGAACCGCGAGTTTTCGCAGAGGACCAGACTCCATTAGGAATCACAGATTGGGTACGATCAACAAGACCTACGGGTGTGTCGTCAGGGAACGGGTTATGGGCGAGGGAGTCGCGGGTGGGGACAACGGTAGTACCAACTGCGGGGGAGTCAGTGTGACCTTGGCCATACACGATCATATCACCAGGAACGGGAGTATCTGGGGAGACAATGTTAGTCTCAACGGAGGCGAGATTTTTCTTATCATCGGCGATGCAAAATACTGCTCATGTTTGGGCATCATTCACATGGCAGGGGGCAATTTATGTTCTTTGTCAATTGAGGAACTACAGTCGCGTGGAAACTTGACTTAAGACTCATGGGCACGCCTTACGAGGCGCAGGGACGGATGCTGGACAACAAATCCTCGTACGTAGGGGACGCAAAAGGAGGGAAGTTGCACTCAGCACAGACACGTTGAATATCTGTGTACATCTGTGAGTGTACGGTCTGGCCGTAGGGAACGGATTCGCGCAGCATAGCTTCAAACATTGAGAAGTACGTGGTGGTGTTCATACGCTTCTTGTCGGCGTAGTTGGGGATGTCGTAGATGAGGTCTAGATCGAGGGCGAGCATTGGAATGCCGGATCCAGTCTCAACATGTCTTTTGAGGAAATTGGCATCAGCAACTGTCGAATGAGCAAGAGTCGTAGCGGTTTTGGCAGCATAAGTTGCTTCCAAACCGACTAGCTTGTAGGCTTCGATGAGGGCTTCATAGGTCCAGAAATCAAATTTCGGTCCGGAGAATGAGCAATCGTCACCATAAACAAGGTAGTAGAACTCTTTGAACCACTGCTTGGGATAGTAGGGCTTCCCAGCTTTCTTCGCAACATAGCAGTAGACGGCGCAGGAGGAGGCAGCATTGACGCCACCATTCCAGGGGGTTGTGGTAAATTTTCCAGATGGCGACCACACGCCAGGGACGGTGTAAATCACGTGTCCAACAATATGAACCGAATGGTAATCGATTTCAGCTAAGCGCGTTCGCGCACGGTTGTCCACATGATGAGGATCAGGGTTGTACCAGGAGCAAATTGAGGCACAATGGAGTTCTGAGGAACGGCTCCAAACTTGAGTGGTATCATATTTGGAGTAATCGAAAAACCAGTGGGCTAGTTCATCGTTGTACCAGACTTTCATCAGGCGGGTTCCTTCATTGGACCATGTGTCAATACCACAGGCATTTCCCTTTCCGTCACCAATTCGTCGAGTGTAGTCAGTCGCGGCTACCCAAACACCAAAGTACATGCGGTCAACAATAACTTTGTGAACGGGGCTTGCGTTAAAGACACGGGCACGATCGACTTTTTCTGGGAGAAGGAGTTCATCCTTGAGGGTATCAGTGTAGATAACATTGTGGGTATCTCTTCTGTATTCAATGTAATCGATAAGGTCATCGATCATTTGTTGAAGATAGGGACCGGGCATATATTTTCCATCACTGTCACGAACAAAGAGGCTCTCCTTTCCTGAGGTATAGCCAGGAAGCTTGGTGAATGGATATCCGGGGGACGTCTTCATGTCGAGGGGCTCGAGGACGCCGGGGACACCATTGATAGCTTCGAAAAGAGTCAACTTGCGTCGAGTCATTCCAGGTGGCGCTCTCAGATCTCTGTACAAGTATTTGTAGGCTTCACCGAGTAATGGATAAATCTCATCATCGATGTAACGCATTTGAACTTTCTTCATGAACACGTTGTACGGGGAAGGTTTTCCTGGTTGGGGGCGGAGGTGGGCAGGGAGTCGGTGAGGAACACGGAATTTGCCATACATTGGGGTCTTGCGGAGTGCAGTTTTGTTTGGGAGGGAGCTTGATAACTTAGCCTCACCAAGAACAACAGCAACTTCGGGGAGCTCGTAATGATGGTCAACAGTGGTGCTTTTCAGGAAGACAGGGTCTAGTCCACACTGGGCCTCTTTGGATTGGGCGAAACTCTGGGCTTCGCGGTGATTTTTGGGAATGGGAATGGAACTTCGCAATTCGGTCAGCAATTCTTGGGACACTAGGGTCACGTCGGAGGTTTGTTCATCTCCAGCGCAGTGTATACCCATGATATTGCGAGGGCCAAGTGCGACGTTATAGCAGAACGCTAATTCACCACAGTCACCACGGTTTCCAGGGATGGGGAGGCTCAGTCCAATGGGAAGATAGATGTTGTCAAAAGGATCATGGAAGTTGAGTACTTTGATGGTTGGATGGTCATTCTTTAGGACGACGTAACATTCTTTATTGTCACGCGAGCGAAGTTTTCCAGTCAA